ATTTTGTAATTAATGTTTGTTTATTAATTATTTTTGTATATAGATTTAATATATGAAACATGGATTATAAGTTTATAAACAAAATCGACACCGAGAAAAAAGAAGCTGAAATGTTGCTTTATGGGGGCGTTGGAGAAGAAATAGACGGCAATTACATAGCAAAAGAAATTCAATATCTTGAAGAACAAGGAATAACAAAGATAACTCAGAGGATAAATTCTGGAGGGGGGTCTGTTATTAACGGTCTTTCAGTTGTTTCTGCTAATCTAAACGCAAAAGCAAAGATACATACTATAAATGATGGTATTTGTGCATCAATGGCAGGTATTATATTAATGACAGGCGACAAAGTATCAATGGCTGACTACTCTTTGTTAATGATACACGAACCAAGTTTAGGATGGGAAAGAATAGATACAACAACAGACGACAAAGTAAAGCGTGGTTTAATTGCTATTCGTGACCAACTAAGTAAGATTATTCAAAACCGTAGCGGGAAAGCAAAAGATGATGTTGATGCTATAATGAATAAAGAGAGTTGGTACACAGCAGTAGAAGCACAAACAAATGGCTTTATAGATAATATAATTGAATACGCAAAAAAACCAAATATAAATAATACAATGTCAATAGATGATATACTAATGGCAGTTAATCAATTTAAAGGATTTACTAATAATAAAAACAATTTTAAAATGGAAAAATTAATTAATCACTTTAATCTTGAAGCAGAAGCTAGTATAGAAGATGTATTGGCAAAAGTTCAAGAAATTGAAGCACAAAAAGAAGAAATCGTTAATAAATTAGAAATAGCAGAATCAACAATTGAAGAAAAAGAGAATGCTATTAATGAGTTAAGCGAAAAAGTCGAAGTTCTTGAAACCGAAAAAGTAGAACTGACTGAAAATGCAACAGAAAAAGAAACAATCTTAAAAGAGGTTAACGATGAGTTAATTACTTACAAAGAAAAAGAAGTATCTAATTATGTTGAACAATGTATTACAACTGGTCTTTTTAAGGACACTGATAAAGCTGAATTAATCGAAGAGGCAAATGCTGATTTCGGAGCGTTCAAAAAATTAGTTAATAAAATGAAAATACCACATGTTAATATATTAGGTCAATTAGAAGATGTCGAAGAAGATGAAAGGGCAAATTGGACTCACGAAGATTGGCAAAAGAATGACCCTAAAGGATTAGCTGAAATGAAAGCCAGTAACCCTGATAAGGAAAAAGAATTATACGATAAATGTTATATTAACGCTAAAAAATAAATAATATGTCAACAATAAGAAGCCCATTTGGCACTTCGGACAGTCAAGCTCCTGCTTATGCAGCGACTATTGCAGTTTCGATAGCAAATGATAAAACAATAATCACACCTGCAACCCTAACAGGTAATGCTACTATCAATGCAACTATTGACAGCGAAGTAGTGGCTGGTGCTGAAATTATACTAATAGCAACTGCTGATGGTTCTGACAGAACAGTAGATTTAGGAACTGGATTTAATTCATCTACTCCTGATTTAGTTGTAATAGCAACTACTACAATGACAGCGACTTATGTCTATTCTGGAACAGAGTATGTTGAAAAATCAGAACCAACAGGTATAGATGCAGTAGCAGTAGCAACGGCAACAACTCACGTTACAAGTAATGGTTCAGACCACTCTATTGTTGGAACAAACACAACTGCAATAGGCAATATAACAGATGGAACAACAGCTTTCACAGGTACAGTTGCAACAACTGTAAATAATGGAGCAGTAGGAGCAGGAACAGTAACAGCAGTAGAATGCGGAACAGGTTATCATCACATCACAGTTTTAACACTAACAGATTTTGTAGTTGGTGCTTTAGCAGGTGCAGGAGCAGCTCTGGCAATGGGAAATCTCTTATATGAATTTCCAGCAGGTGGACAATTCCTTTACACAGCAGGTGGATTTGACCAAATAGTATTGACAGCAGCAGGAACAGCCGTTAATGCCGATTTAGGTTTAGGATCTTTGATAGGAAGTACTGCTCAGGCAACATTAGATGCCGTAAATGCAACATGTGAAGATTACCTTACAGGACAAACCGTTGCAACAGCAGCAGGTGGTGGCTTGGCAGATGATATTCTATTAACAGCAACCGCAGGAGCGTTAACAGGAATTAGTTTAAATGGTGTAGGTGCAGAAAAGAGTCTGTTTTTAAATGCAGCTGGAACATGGAATGCTGACAACACTGGTAACTTAACCGCAAGTGGAACAATTGTTCTAATTTGGGACACAATATCTTAATATTAATTTTAAAAACAAAATAAAATGGCAATTCAAAAAGAGATATGGATTCAGGACATAGAAAAAGCGATTTTTCCAGCGAGTTCATTTGTAAGACGTTCAGTCAATCATGATGAGTACGTAAGTAATAAAACTGTTCATATTCCACAAGCTGGAACAATAGCAGATGTAGAAAAAGACAGAGCTGTATTACCGGCAACCGTAACACAAAGAACAGATACGGACAGAACTTATAATTTACATGAGTACACAACTGGCACAATGTTAATAACTGACTTAGAAGAAATGCAAGTTAATTATAACAAAAGAAATGATGTTTTATCACAACATTCCGAAAAATTAATGAAAAGAATTGGTGATGAAACTGCTGTTGCTTGGGCTGGAGCTGGTTTAATTTCTGCTGGCGGTCAAATTAGATTAACAACAGGAACAGCAACTGCTAATATTGCGCCACCTAGTGGAACAGGTAATAGAGATGCTGTTGATTTAGCCGATTTAGCCGCTTGTGCCGCTAAGTTAGATGCTGATGACATGCCAATGGAAGGACGTTATTTATTAATGCCCTCTACAATGTACCATAATATGTTAATAGAAAATAGTGCAGAACTATTAAACTCTCAATATATGAACAATGGTAACTTACCAACTGGCGTAGTTGCTAATATTTGGGGCTTTAACATTATTGTAAGAAGTAATGTTGTTGTTTATGCTGATGCTGCTACACCAACTATTAAAGCTGTTGGAGCTGCTGCTGCTGCTTCTGATTGTTTCGGAGCAATAGGATGGCACGAATCAGCTGTTTGTAATGCTTTAGGTCAAACAAAAGTATTCGCAGATAGTGACAACCCAGCTTATTACGGGTCATTGTTTAGTGCAATGGTAATGCATGGAGCAACAACTTTAAGAACTGACGGAAAAGGAATCGTAACTTTAGTTCAAGAAGCATAATAATTATAAATAAAAAAGCAAGGAAATAATTGCCTTGCTTTTTTTTAAAATAAGAGTATGAAAAAAGAACAATTAATTGAATTATCTAGGTCATATTTTGAAGCAAAAGAAGATTTAGATTTAATGTATGCAACATCGGATAATCAATTCTTTTATCCTGAGGGTAGGACATACGCATATTGTCACCAAAGAACAAATCCAAATGTTATATTATACACAATTAAAAGATTTGAAGCAATAAAACCTGTTGAAGTGATTGAAGAAGAAATCATTGAAACTATTATAGAAGAAATCGCAGAAGAAAAAGAAGAAGTGATTGAAGAAAAAATTGAGGTTAAGCCAATCGAGGTTAAGCCAGTAGTTAAAAAAACTACAAAAAAGAAATCAAGTAGAAACAAAAAAAAATAAGATAAAATGGCTCTAAATAATGTAACATTCAATAGAACATCTGGAGGTGTTGGTCGTCCTTTACCGGGAAAAGACTATTATTCATCTCTAGTTTATTATACAGACACATTGCCAACAGGTTTTGGTTCATCTGACAGGATAAAAAAGATTTATTCTATTGAAGATGCAGAGAATTTAGGCATTGTAGATACTCATTCAGACGAAATAGCTGCAACAGGTGGTAAGTTTGTCATTGCCTCAACATGGATAGCAGGCGAAGTAGTTTCTTTGTATGCTGATGGTGCTTTGTTAGGCTCGTTTACAGTAGTAGCAGGCTCAGTAGCAACAACAGACGTAGCCGATGGCTTAGAAGCAGCAGTTAATGCTTTAACATCTAAGCATGGTTTTGTAGCAACAGCATCAACAAGTGATGTATTAATAACTATTCCTGCAAAGCAAGGTGTGGTTGGAAATGGATTATCATTATTATCATCAGTAACAGATTCAGCAGCAGGAACAGCGGTAGCCACACAGGCAACAAGCGGAAAAGGCTCGTATTTCAGGATTATGCATTATGATATAAGCGAGTTTTTTAGAATGCAACCAAAAGGAGTTTTATATGTGGGTATTTATGGCACAAAAACTTATGATGCGACTGAGATAACTACTATACAAACTTATGCAGAAGGCGAAATAAGACAAATAGGCATAAGACTACAAGATGATGCTTTTGCTTCTTCTTTATTAACAACTACTCAGGCTGTTGTTACTTCTAATAGGACAGCAAAAAAACCGTTAAGCGTAGTTCTTCACGCTGATATGACATCAGTAACATTATCAAGTGCAAGTGATTTAAGTTTATTAACTGCAAGTGATATAATGGTAACATTAGGAGATGATGCTAATTTTAATCAAACAGTATATTCAAACACAAAAAAATATATCAAAGGCGACAAAATTAAGTGGTTAGCTGGATGTTATCAATGTATTCAAGATTCAACAGGAAATGCACCTTATTTGACAAGTTATTGGACAAAATTAACTGAGGATTTAAAAGGTATTTCAGGATTTACTATTTCAACATTAGGAAATACTTTAGGATGTATAGCTTATGCAAAAGTAAATGAATGTATTGGATGGGTTGACAAGTTTAATGTTGCATTAGGAATAACACTAGACGATATATCATTTTGCGAGGGGACATTGTGGAATACTACAAGTGATTCTTTAAAAGATGAATTAAACGACAAACATTATACTTTTTTACGTAAGTTTCAAGGCAAGGTTGGGTCATATTATAATGACAGTTATACTGCAATAGCTAATACTTCTGATTTTGCAACAATGGAGAATAACAGAACATTAGACAAAGCCGAAAGACTTGTTTATACTGCTGTTATAGGAAAATTA